TGATGATCTTTTGATCTCCAGTGCATTTGTCTACAACCTCGACGAAGTTCTCTCTCACTACGACCTGCGTTCTGAGATCTCTCGCAAGATCGGTTACGCATTGGCTGAGAAGTATGACCGCCTTGCATTCCGTGCAATCACACGTGGTGCTCGTGAGGCTCATCCAATCACCATGACTAACTTCAAGGAGCCAGGTGGTACTCAGATTCGTGTTGGTGCTACCACTAACGACTCTGATGCATTCTCCTCTGCTGCTCTTGTCTCTGCTTTCTATGACGCTGCTGCAGCTCTAGATGAGAAGGGTGTCAGTGGTGACGGACGTGTGGCTGTTCTCAACCCACGTCAGTACTACGAACTGATCCAAGCTGTTGGTTCCAATGGTCTTGTGAACCGTGACGCTCAGGGCACTGCTCTGCAAGGCGGCAACGGCATCATCGAGATCGCTGGTATCAAGATCTACAAGTCCATGAACATCCCGTTCCTGGGCAAGTACGGCACTGCTTACGGCGGCACCACTGGTGTTACCAGCCCTACCAACGTTGGTGACTTCGTTGGCGTGACTATGGAAGATGCTTCCGGTGCACAAACTGGTATCAAGAATGACTATGGCACCGCTTCTGAAGTTGGCGCTAAGTCTTGCGGACTGATCTTCCAACGTGAAGCAGCCGGTATGGTCGAAGCAATTGGACCACAAGTGCAAGTCACTAATGGCGATGTATCCGTTGTCTATCAAGGCGACGTGATGCTTGGTCGTTTGGCTTGCGGTGCGGATTACCTGAACCCTGCAGCCAGCGTCGAGCTGTATGTAGGTGCTACAGCTCCTTCTGCATTCTAAATTTAATACTCATACGGGGTTCCTTCGGGAGCCCTTTTTTTTATTCATTAAGTTATACATATGACATTACCAACCACTAACGCTTCAAAAGAATTACCAGCAATTAATGAAATCTTGGCGTCAGTTGGTCAAGCGCCTGTCACCACACTCGATCAAACCAACCCGGACGTTGCGATTGCATACAACACTCTGCTGCAAGTGTCACGAGAGGTGCAGGCAGAGGGATGGACATTTAACACTGAATATGGATATGACTTCGCAGTTGATACTGATAACGAAGTAAAGATTCCTAATAATATTATTCAAATTGATTTAGCAGAATCACCTGCCAATATTAATCGTGATGTAGTTCGACGTAGTGGAAAGCTATACGATCGACATAAGCATTCTGATAAATTTACAGATGTAACTTCCTTGAAGTGTGATGTTATCTGGGAGTTTGATTGGGTAGATCTTCCAGCACCTATTCAGAACTTTATTACAGCTAGAGCTTCTGCAATTGTGTCACAACGAATTGTTGGTGATACAAATCAATTTAACATCTTGATGCAGAACGAACAATATACAAGAGCACTTGCTATGGAATATGAATGTAATCAGGCTGACCTTTCATATTTTGGTAAGCCCTACGGTTCCGCAAAAAGTGTATATCAAGGCTTCCAACCGTTCCATGCATTAATTAGATAATGGTCGCAGTAACACAAGTAATTCCAGATTTATTAGGTGGTATATCTCAACAACCTGATAACCAAAAAGATACAGGAGATCTCTCAGACTCTATCAATGCTTACCCTGATGTAACTCTGGGTCTTATTAAACGGCCTGGCCTTCAATACATCTACGAAACAACTACTGGCTTATCAGATCTTGATTCTGCTAAGTGGTTTTTTATCAACCGTGATGGGGATGAAAAATACATTGGATGTATTCAGCCCGGTGATACTGCAACTAATGGTGGTCTACGCATTTTTAACGCAGCAACCGGTGTTGAATCTACTATTACTTATTCCGATGGTAAAAGTTATTTACAAGGAACTAAAGATCAGTTCAGACTTCTAACACTTCAAGATACTACCATTATTGTTAACCGAAGCAAAGTTGTAGGTACTAGATCTGATCCAACATTTAATGCCAATAGGACAGCTGATATTGTTATTCAGTCATTAGCCTATGCTACTAAGTATCAGGTTAGATTTATATATGGAGGAACTAATTATACCTGTACATATCAATCGCTCGACAATAAGGCTGCATATGGTGGTGTTGGTATTGAATTGCTAGATGTACGTAACGGACTTGCAGCTTCTATTAGTGCTAAGAACATTCCTGGCTTGATTGTAGATACTGTTGCCACTACTCCTATAATTCAACTTAGATTCAGTAACGGTTCATTTTCACAATTAGAACAAACAACTGCTCCTGTTCTTGATAGGCTCAGTGTCTTTTCTGATAGCGTTGCAGATATTTCAGAATTACCAGGGTATGGAGAAAACAATCGCATTGTAAAAGTTTTAAATAGTAGTGCGAATGAAGATGATTACTTTGCCAGATTCAGAACTCATGATAACAGTAATGAGGGAGAAGGCTATTGGGAGGAAACTAAAAGCCCTAGTGCTGATGCTGGATTGGATAACAGCACCATGCCTCATGAGCTAATTAATACAGGATTAAATACTTTTACATTCAAACAAATTGCATATACGGAACGCTTGGTTGGGGATGATTTAACTAATAGTCATCCTAGTTTTGTTAATAAAACCATTAAAAATGTGTTTAATTATAGCAATAGGCTTGGGTTCCTTTCAGAAGATAATGTGGTATTAAGTGCTGCATCTCAGCCCTTTAACTTCTACTTTAGATCTGCACGTGTACTCATTGATTCAGACCCAATTGATACTAAAGCTCAATCTGAAAAACCTGTTCTTCTTGAAGATACACTAAGTACTCCGCAAGGCTTATTGCTTTTCACAAAAGATCAACAATTTTTACTTAGAGCTGCTGATAATGTTGTAGCTCCTAGTACTGTTAGTATTAGAAAAGTATCTGGTTTTGAGGTTAGTCTCAACACACCTCCACTATTACTTGGTACAACGGCTGTATTTTTAACTCGTTCTAACCAGTTTCGACGTGTATTTGCATTAGATCTAAATGGTCCTGAAGAGCCACCTACCGTAACTGAACTTTCCAAAAAAGTACATACATTTATCAATGCTAGTGTAGATAACTTTATTGAAAATGAACAGAATCAATTTATTGTTGCCTCCAGATCCAATAGTAAAACTGCCTTTTTCTATAACTATTATGTAGAAGGAGATAAAGTTTTAGTAAAAAGTTGGAACAAATGGAAGCTTCCAGGTAATGTTAAGTTCATTGCTAGTGATCAGGAAGATCTATTCTTTGTTACTAAAGATAGTAATTCTCTTGTAATTTCAAAAGCTGATATCACTCAAAGTCCATCTAATGCAATTATTGTCAACAGCGATGGTGTTCGTGTTAATCCAAGTATGGATTACTTCGCCTCTCCATCTTCAATCGTATATGACTCCACCACCAACAGCACTAAGTGCTACCTGCCCTATACAGACAAGTCGAGTTTAACTCCTGTTCTTGTCATTAATGGCAATACTTCGACAGGTACTTATACAGACTCTGGATACAACATAACACCTGAACGTGGCACTGATGGTACAGGTGATTACTTTATTATTCCTCTCAAAAATATGGGTGCTGATACCTTAGCTAATCGTCAAAAGATTACTGTTGGTTATCGGTTTAATTATGAAGTCGAATTGCCTACGATCTATTTTCGTTTAGATGATGATCAGGCTGACTTTACTGCGGGTTTAATTATTTCTAGAATTAAGATTAGTTGTGGTTTGTCAGGCGCAGTAGGTTATAAATTAAAAGCTAAAGGGAGTGCTGAATGGGTAGACGTTTCTCCTGTTCCTAAGGCAGGTTTTTATCTTGCAGATGATATCCCTTTAAATTCTCAAAGAGAAGTTATTATTCCAGTCCATCAACAAAATACTAACTTTATTCTAAAATTATATGATACAACTCCTTTCCCTATTTCAGTTGGGTCGATTATGTGGGAAGGAAAATACTCACCAAGATTCTATAGGAGGCAATAGCATTGTTTAATCCAAAACATAATTTACTTGAAGAACAATTAGCCGCCTCTGGTATTGAACTTAGTTTCTTTGGCGGTGGTGGTAGCAAAAACAACAGTAATGACTTTGCAAAAAAGCAAGCTACAGAAAGCCATAAGTTTGCCAAGAAAAAGTACAGAGATGAAAAACAAGCTCTAGATGCTGCTTTTGAGTACAAGCTTGAAAGCAATGAAATTCAGAGGGAAAACTATAAGGAACAAGCCAAGCTTAAAGATAAGCTGTCAATTGACCAATACAATAAACAGCTTGAGGTTAATTACCTTACGGATAAAGCTAATACACTTGCCTTTAACAAATCTGAACTTCTTTATGCTAAGAATACAAGTTTAGCAAAGCGAGCAGCATCATCTTCCCAAGATGCAGCATTAGCGCAGCTAAAAGAAACTTTTATGGCTGCTGCATTTGAACAGGAAAATGCTTATATTGATTCACTTAAAGCAGCCGGTGCTTCTGCTGTTTTAAATACTGCTGGTCGTACGAGAGCACAAGCCTACCAGACACAGATAGCAGAATTAGGTAGGGACGAAGCAGTATTAGCAGCGTCTTTAGGTAGTGCTGAAAGCCAGTTCTCTAGGGATCTTTCCCAACTTACTGATCAACTGGATAATGCCCTTATCCAGGCTAATGCAAATAGGATGCTTAAACCCACCAAAAGTCCACTTCCTATTGCACCTTATAAATCACTTATTCCTAAGATTCAAGACCCTCAAAAGGTTGAGGACTTTCATTATGGTCCTGAGCCTATGAAGTTTTCAGTGTATACACCTCCTTCACAAAAGCCTTCATTCGGTAGTGTCGCTACTGGTGTCCTAGGTGGTGCCGCAACAGGTCTAGGCGTTGGAACTTCGTTAGCCGCCGGATTTACCAGCATTGGAGCTGCAGCTGGTCCTATTGGTGCAGCTGTTGGTGCAGGTATTGGTCTTATAGGAAGTCTATTTAGTTAATTAATTCAATGGCAAGAAAATTCCAAGGGTACGCCCAAAAGAAAGGTTTCGCTGCTCCTGATCCTGGTTATGCTTCACTGTCTCGTATGCAAGAACGAGATAATGAAACGATACGTCGTATTCAAGAACGTCATAACCAGCAAGCACAGAGAGATGCAAACTACATTAGTGATCTGAATGAAGTCAATCAAATTGAAAAATCAAATCGTGATGAAAATTTTGCTTTCTCGCAAGAGTTAGATGAGAACCGTCGCGATCAAGAACAATTTGTAGAAAATCAACGTCGGGACAAAGCAGAGCAAAAGCTCAAAAAGATTAATGCTGAAGCACTTGCTGCAGCAGATGCAAGAAAAGATTTAGGTGTTTTTAGTAAGAAGCTCCTTGAGTTAGGTACGAAAGTACTTAGTGATAGGGCTATTGCTAAGGAGCAGGCTGATGAGGTTCTGGCGATCCTCAAAGGTCCATTAGAGCTTTTAGATCCCGATAGGGAAATGGAAGATGCTTTAGATAAAACATATGTTGCTGGTGAGGAGGCAAGGCGTGAAGCTGGTCTAAATGGTGTCAGTCAAGGCACTGTGCAGTCAGCCCGTAATGCATCTCCTTATCTAGCTATTGGTAACTTGAATGTTCGTATGCGTGGAGCTATTGAAGAACTCAACAGCATGAACAACATGAGTGATCATAATATGCAGGTTGCTGACATCATGACAAAGTATGGTTTGTATGGTGTTAAGCCTAATAAGCTTCATGACTTTGCTATAGCTGCACGTTCTCAAATTTCTGCATTATCTAAATCATATGATAAGCACCTTGCTATTAACCAGTCTACTCAAGTAGAGCAGCAAATGCTGCAGAATGTCACTTCTAATCGTAGTGCAGATAGTATTAATAAGATGTTCAGTACGTATCTAAATGGTACTGAGGATGGCATTAACCCACGCACTAGAAAACAGGCGTTAGATAAAGTATTTGGCGACGAAGGTCTATTTGCTAATCCTGCATTAATTGGTGATTTAGAACTTGAAAAGATGCTTAGGCAGCCCATTGCCGATGGTGATGGACGTTCATGGGCTGAAAGGTTTCCAGGAAGAACTTTGGCTTTAATGCAGCAAAGAGTAACCACTACTAAACAATTCCGTGAATCATCAGAGCAACAAACTCTAAACGAACAAAATAAAAATGCTGATGAGATTAAGGGACTTATCTTAGGTACTGAGAAAGGCTTTGACTTTCAACAGTTTAAGGCAGCTCTTAAAACTGCAGATGTAGGTGAAACACACCGGACAATGCTAAATGAATTAGCTTTTGATCGCTCACAACAGGGTGTTCTTCAAGACAGTCTTATCGACAGTATTGAATACAAGTGGAGTACTGGTCAGGATATTACCGATGACGTAAGAATGCTTCGAGGTAATAAACGTCAGGAGTGGGAAGGTAAGTTAACTAATCAAGCTAAGGAATTCGATGAGTTAGGTAAATCTGCTGCTGACCTAAAGAAAAAGTATACAGATCATCTCAAAACTAAATTAACACAAGGCAAAATTGTTGATGCAGATCAATCGTATGTAACTGCAGGAGAGGAGGCTTATCGTCGATATGTTGGATATTACCGTGGTTATTTAAAGGAATTTGGCGCAACAAAAGCGCACAGGTTAGCCGAACTGGATATACTAAAAGAAATAGCAAGTCCTTCAGGTGATTTTGCAACGGTTGAAGTACTAAATCAACCTAACAAGTTTCCGTTCTTTTCTCCAGGTGGTGGTTATTACAACGTTCGTAGAAATCTTACAGCTAGTCAGCTTTCAAACGTTATCAGTGCTGATCCTGCTGTACTCGATCGAGAGTTAGTAATTCCACGCGAAGTTGCAGAAAATCTATACAACTCAGTAAAAGAAGGTCGTCCATATCGGATGCCATATCAACTTGCCAACCTTCAAAAAACTGTTGGTTATGAAGCTGTACGTGGTTTGCAAAAACAACTAGATGTACTTACTAAAGAGAACCCTGAAGCCTTTCCACAAATAGAAGTACCTAAAACTTACAAAGAAGTTGTCAGTACTTATTCACCAGATAACCGAGTAAAAAGTGTGATTCAATTAGTTCAACAACAGAATGCAAACTCTAATCTTCAAGCTGCATTGATGTTCAACCCTCTTAACTTTAGGAGGCCAGCATTCATGTCACCTCGTGTAGGTGCATCTTTTCAGACTTTTAAGAACAATGCGATTATGCAGCCTTTGCGTGATCTAACAATGTCAGGTGAGGGAGGATTTACTTCTGGTAATCGAGGCGTTGCTGGTGATTCTCCAGACGGTGTTCCTGGTCTTGACCGGATGACTATTGGTGAATGGAAACAACTTTACCAGCAAGGTTGGAATGCATTAGGTGCTTTTCAATTTATTGGTTCTACTTTTAATGGGTCTATATCTAGGCTTGGTTTGAGTGATGATACTGTCATGTCAGAGGATGTTCAATATCAACTCTTTGATGAATTAATGCTTGGTGGTGTTAAGCGTCCACGTCTTTCTGCTTATTTAAATGGTCAGTCAAATGATCTGAAGGGTGCTGCTGAAGACTTCTCACTGGAGTTTGCTTCTGCTGCTAACCCTAATACAGGCATTACTTCATATCCCGGTGTTGGTGGTAACGCTGCTTCTATTGGTTCTAATGATGTTATGACCTTACTACAACAAATCAGACAGCAAAGGATGGGTACTAACTAATGGAATTTCAAAGTAAAGTATCACCTGAAGAGTACGAAGCTAGTCAAGAAAAGCTGCTAGAAGATCTATCTGATGATGCACGTTATCAGAAAGAAATTGAACAGCAGGAAGCCTTTGAAAAGGATCGTGATGAAAAACTCATGCAACTTGATTTTGAGCGTAGTCAGACAGATGATCGACTAGAACCTATTACAGCAGATCAGCAGGCTGGTGTTACCACAAATTCTCAACGTCTAGAAGAGCTAGCAAAGATGAGTGGTGATGGTGCTAATACAGATGATTGGTATAAAAATAATGTAGGCATGACTGAAGCTGAGATTATTGAAGCTAATGACGTTTCAAATAATCTTGTCTTGCAAGGTCTGGGTGCTATTCCAATGGGTCTTGCAGATACTGTTGTCGATATTGGTACCCTTCCCTTTGGTCAGGCTGGTCAGGACTTTGATGATTGGTGGGATGAAACCACTAAATTCAAGAATAAGTACATGCAGGCAGCACGTAATATTGCTGGTGTTGTTGTACCTATTGGTGGTCTGACTGGTCTTGCTGCTAAAGGTATTAAAGCAGCCAAGTTAGGTAAGTTAGCTACTGGTCTTTCTATCTTTGGTGCTGATGTAGCTATTGACTCTGCGTTTATTGCTACGACTGATCAGGGCAAAGACGATAATGTTTTTAGGGTATTAGATGATGCCTTTCCTTGGCTTAATATTCCTGATGATATCAAGACATTAGATGAGGATAGTGCTGAAGTACGTCGTATTAAAAACATCTAT